ATATATTGTTGTTTTGTTACATAAAACTTTATTGATATGCTCAATATTTATTGAATTATCAAGATAATTTTCTGCTATTATGTCTATGTTGTGACATATAATATATACATTTCCAGATAGTCTCAATTTTGATTCTATTATTAGTAATAATTTTGATATGTCTGGATATATTTCTAATATATTGCTACAATATAGATTTTCTACAGAATTATCTGGTAAATTTTCTAATTCTTTTATTGATATTGTTGGGTAATCGGTATTTACGCCTAAAACATTAGGATATGTCAATGTGTATGATTTATTGCTCATTTTGTATATTTAAAAGATATTGATTGATTTGATTTAGATGTAGAAAGCTATAGTTAGAATATGAGTTTTTAGTTTTTAGATATAACTCCATATCGGCTGTAATCATACTGATATCGCATATAGAAACTAATCTATTATAGTTCTGTTTTGTATCAAACAAAGACGAAACGTTTCCATGATTAACCACCACTATTTTGCTTAAAAATTTTTTATATATTGGTAAAATTGTTTCTAGCTTATCGAGGTCTACTATATATATGTCATATACTTCAAACAAAGATATGTTTTTATAATCAAATATGTTAAAGTAACTATCGCTAATATATTTTATGATATTTTCTTTGTATTGAGTATTTAATAATAAATTTATTGGTTTGGTGTTTGTTGTATATTTGTCTATAATTTTAGAAACAATTGTCATCGAATATACCTCTTGGGTTGAATTTGAGATAGCAATCATTTTCTATATTTTTGTTCATTAATGTATTATATATTAAAACAAGTTTTTCTTTTATAGATTCGTCTAATATGTTAGGATATAAATTAAACTCATTAAAATATGATTGTGAATAATTTACAAAATTTCTAAAACTAGACCTATACGTTTGTATCAAATATTTTGGATCAAAAAATAAAATATCAGAAATATCACATATTGATATACAAAATTTCGACATTTCGTGAGCTAATAAAACATGGTTGTTTGTTCTGTAGTCTATATTAATATAGCAGTCTCCATCCTTGTGGAATTTAACGTATGAAGCTTTATCCATCCATGGGTTGCCAGATATAATTGTTACCAATTGGTTAATTAAACTCTTGTTTATAAAAACCATATTATCAGTTATATTTTGTAATATTTTTTGAACAGGTTTTTCTGTATCCGAATTGCAAGAATTATCAACAAATATAGACAGTTTAACATTTGATGTTTTATAGAAAGTTGCAAGAAAATTAAAAATTAAGTTTTCCAAATTTTGTATTTGAGAAAGATCTATTACTGTATAATAGTTTATGATTTTATCATTTGATGATAAATTGTCGTGTTGGGTTATATCTATCGGATCAGTTAATAACATAGAATCATGGGGGTATCCTACGATTTTAATTTTTTTTTCATCTACTATTTCAGACAAAAATATTTTGTAATTTTTATCCCAAACCCATATTTCATCGAATAAAGATATTTTATTTTGTATGCTAGGTTTTCTAGTTATAAAATGATCTGGATTATATATTACTATATTTTTGTACCCTTGATGTACTTCTAACAAATCGATTGGAATATATTGTATTATTGTATCAATATTTTGTTTTTGAAAATTATATTCGCACAATTGTTCTACGAACTTCGGCACATTGATACTGCTAAAATCTGGAACATTCTCCATGCAAACATCTGTTGTTTTGCCTAAAATTTGGGCAATACAGTATGATAAATACCCATCTTTTGTTGCAGATTCGTAACTTGACAAATATAATTTTTTATTTGTTGTATGCATACAAAATATAGTCTTCCACTAATTTTTCTTTAGAGCAGCGTAATTCGTCTATGAAGGCTTTCATATTGGTGTATTTTTCCAGTTTTTCTAGTGCTTGGTTTTTATCAAATGGAACAATCTTGTTATTACTATCCCTACTAATGCCATAATCCATTTCTACTAAAGTAGTTTGTATAAAATTGGTGAACATTAATTTTTTATCGAGTATAATATTTTCGCATATGTCTTTTATTAAATCAAAATTAGATAATTTGTTGTTAATATAAATTTTTTCAGATAAAGAGTATTGCTTTTCTTCTTGCCAATTACAATTGCTGGATATATCGATATCGTCAAATATTTCCTCCCAAATTTTGCTTATATTATCCCAATTATAAAGCTCTTGAGTTTTTTTGCAAACTTCCACTTTTTTATTGTTTTTGTATACAACATCCGAAGATATATAATCATTTATTAATCCAACCGTATGTCCTATATCTGGATAAGCTCTTTTGGCATGGTTTTCTATTTCATAAGAAAGAGAACTCAAATTTATTGCGTAACCACCAATGTTTCTTACAATTTCTGACATCGCACTATAATCAACAGACATAACTGGTACGCCACAAGCAGAAGCTTCTATTTGTGGCATTCCAAAGCCTTCGCATACCGCATATTGTATATACAGATCAAACATATTGTATATATCAGACAAGTCTTCATCCGATATACCATCGGAAGTACTGCTTAATGTACATTGAAAATTGTTACATTTAGGACAAAATGTTTGTGGTCCTACAAACTTAGACGGGAAAAAATGTGAACAACTTTTGCATTTATAAGTAAAATAAACATAATTAGTAATGCCAAAATCTAATAACAGTGAAGGTATATTCCAACCGGCCATTTCCGGAAAGGTAGTATGCAAATATAAAATAGCATTAGAATTTTTTTCTCGAACTTTGGATAAAACTTCGAATAATCCAGGTATTAACTTTCTTCTTTGATTGCGCATTACTGATCCGATAACAAAGCTATCCTGAGGTATACCGAAATCAGTTCTTCTGTTACGTTTAGGTTTAAATATATCTGTATTTATACCTGCAGGAGTAGTTTTTGGCCAAAGATTATCAAATTTTTTTAGATATTCTTTAGCCCATAATGTATAAGGCACCAAAACATCGGCAGTATTAAAAGACGTCAACCATTCTGTTTTTTGCGGTATAGAATCCATTGCTGGCATTATTACCCATTTAAAAAACCTTCTAAGAGGAGAAGATGATTCGAAATCAAACATCCAAGGATCTCTTACATCAAAAACTATATCTGGTTTAAAGTCTAAACATACTATATCAAATCTCCAATGACCAAACTGATTAATAGGACTCGACTTATATTTTTTAAATCTCTCATCTTTTGCATCAACACCGTTTGCATAGTACATCCAAGGTATGGATTTTGATCTTGGGTCGTTTACGGTTCCATAACATCCAAGTTCTGCTATTTCGTATTTATCGGTTTTATATAATCTAGAAAGAATTTCTCGACCATAATTGGCATAACCAGAATTTAAAAAACTGGCTTCATTGCATAGCAGTATTCTTTTTTTTCTCATAGTTTCAGTATATGCAAAATAGCCGGCGACCGTTAAATCGCCAGCTATTCCACATAATTAATTGGTTTTTCAGAATGCGACGGCTTCGACTTCTTCGTTGGCCTTATCCGTATTTTTCTTTTTAGAAAGCTTAGCAATTTTAGCAAAATTACTAACTCTAACTTTCATTGTCGAATGCTTTACGCCATCCTTTTCCCATGAATCATTTCTCAGTGAGCCTTCAACAAATACAAGATCTCCCTTTTTAAAAGTTTCAGAGATTGTATCTGCTCCAGAATCCCATGCTTCACATGGAATAAAAGAAGTTATCTTATCTCGGGATCCATCGGCTCTAGTAAATTCTCTAGAAACAGCAACGGTAAAATTTACCACTGAAGTACCCTTTTCTCCCACACTTCTTAATTCAGGATCACGAGCCAAATTACCACGCAAAATAACAGTATTCATATAAATTACCTTTCACTTATAAATGTTGAAACCAATGACACTCAACGGACCTTATTCTTATAATAACATCTGGACCAGGATCGGTCAAGCCCTAGACTTGCCATATTTTTTTAACTATCAACGAGTCTCCTTCCTTGTTCTTATTTCCACTTATAACTACAGTGTTGCCTGGCTCTATCAGATCTTTAAATTCTGAAAATGCTTCTGGAAACAATATCACAGAGTCCACACTTCCTGTTGAATCTGAAATCGTAACAAAAGCCATTTCACTGCCTGGATTTTTTCCTTTTTTTGTTTTAGTTATTTTTACATCTATTATTTCACTAGCAATACTAATTGTTTTTAATAAAGTATTCTTAAATTCTGAACAAGTAATATTAGCCCCCAAATGATCACAACCATCTATTTTTGAACACGTTAAGGCTACTCCTAGAATAGCGTACTCGTTATCCGCTATCCATTCGGGGCTATCTATAAGCGTATATGGGGGATTTTGTAAGATTTTTAAAGCATCAGATATAGCTTTATGTCGTTTAGAAGAAGATAGCATCTGCCCTCTTCCTGTGGGCGATTCCAAAACTTTCGATAACAAATCTTCTGTGCTTTCAAGACCTATTAAACATTCATTATTCAATATATTCGAATATTCTTTACTAGTAAATACAGACAAACAATTTAAACACGCTATCATATAGTTTCTACTGTATTTCATGTAGTCTAAACCTCCGGCAGTAATCATATTTTTCACTGCGGATGAGTTCATATGTCTTAATATTTTTATATAAAGTTCTGGAAACTTTATGTTTGGTATATCAAAGTTATTATCATCAATTATTTTTTTTAATTTTTTATATACGGATAAACCAAAGCCTTTTATATTGGTTAAACCGAAGCATATTTTTTGTTCGTGCAAAAGAAAATTTTCATTCATCAGCCTTAAATCGGGTAGCATCACGCTTATGCCCATTTCTTTTGCATTATTCACTAATTCTCTAATTTCTCGTTGTGGATTAATTTTGTCTTTAGCAAACATTAAATACGACAAGAAAAAAACTTTAGGGAAATGAGATTTTGCATAAGCTGACAAAAATGCATTAAACGCATAACTAACCGCATGAGACTTATTAAAAGAATATCTTTGAGATTTTTCGATCCAATTAAACAATTCTGTAGCTTCTGAATTAGAAACTATATTTAATTTCTTGGCGCCAGATATAAACTTTTCTTTAAGTTTCGCCATTTCTTCTGGTTTTTTCTTGCCGATTGCTTTACGTAGCATGTCTGCTTGTTGCAGATCAAAACCAGCTATTTTCTGAGCTATTTGCATAGCCTGTTCTTGATAAATCATTTCTCCGTATGTTTTATTCAAAATATCTTTTAAGGCAGGATGGAAGTAGTCTACCGCTTCTTTTCCATTTTTTTTATCTATATAATGATTAGTTACACTCTTGCCTTCTCTAAAAGCTTCCAAACATCCTGGTCTCATTATGCTAACTAAAGCCGCTAGTTCTTCTATATTTGAAGGTTTCAATCTTTTAGCAAGAGACTGTCCTAATCTGGACTCTAATTGAAAACACCCTTTGGTGTTTCCATCTGACAAGATTTGCCACGTTCTTCGACAATCTAAATTAATTTTAGATATATCTAAATTAAAATATATATTTGGTATCTTTTGTTCTTTGATAATATCAAAAGAACATCCGCAAGATTTATAAACAAACTGTTTCATTAGCCAATAAAAGAATTTTGGAACTTGATTTTTTTGAATAAATTTCTATGCAATCTTAAGAATCTAATAAGTATTTCTGCGGTGTCTTTGACGTCTTTAAGAGCGTCATGAGCATTTTCTCCAGATATACCCATATATTTTCTAACATTGTCAAGAGTTAGGCTGTCTAAATCTGAAGATCCCTCAAACCAATAAAATAACAAATTCATGATATCCACAGTATCTCTAGGATAAAATAAATCAGTATTACCTTCCTTGTTTAGATTTTTATATTTTTTGCTCAATCTTTCTACTATTTTAAGATCAAATCTAAATATATTATATCCTGCAGCTATAGGAGCGCTAAACATAGATTTTCTACTGCTGCGAGTATGATAATTTTGTAAGTATTGAACAAAACAATTCCAAGACTGTGTTTGGTCGGGATATTCTTTCCAATTTGATAAAACTTTTTTAGGTGTTATGCCTAAAATTTTACCGTGCCAATCCAATATGTCTGAATCATCGTAAGGGTTTTCGTCTTGAGATTCTGATAGTTTATCCGGCTTCAGATTAATATTGAACTCTGAATTGTCTATAATTTCTAACTTTACTGGATCTATCATGACAGCAGCTATTTGTACTGGGCTGCATATAGATGGATCAGATCCGTCTGTCTCCATATCGAAGACACAAATTTTCCTATTTTTTATAAGCATTAATCAGTTATTATCTGTTACTTTGGTAACTTCCTCTAATGGCTTAATAACAATCTTGGGGTTGGGATCACCAGTTAATCTAGCATTACAACCAACTTTACAACAAGAAACACGTTCCTCTTTAACTTTAACATGTTCAACATTGTTGTATAGAAATTTTTCACCTACTTTTAATTCAAAGAATTTCATTATTTATACTCCCTTAGAAACGAACACATATACCATATTAGTCAAGAAGCAGAAACGGTCAACCTGCTAAAAATTCGCGTACTTTCATAATTTTATCCAACAATGCTACGCCCAATATATCAAATTTAATTACACCTATTGATTCAAGATCAGACATCTCCATACCTGCTATAGTTTGGCCGGTTTTACTATCATAAACCATAGGACATATGCTGGATAAATCTTGTGCGGACACAGCAATTCCTGCGGCGTGTTTTGATTGATGGCATTTAACGCCCTCTAAACGTATGGCCTGTTCAAATCTTTTAGACAAAGGGCCGTGCAAAGAACCATCAGACTTTATCTGACACCACTGTTTTAATTTTTTGCCTTCGTTTTCTAATGCCCATTTTATGATTGATGCTTCTCCGTACTCTTCTTTCATTTCCTGTAGATCGTCGGCAATTTTTGCTTCATCTGGTATATTTTCAGTAATCTTATTCATTTCATCAAAAGATATTGTGTCATACACCCTTAAAACTTCTTTCAATCCCCTTCTACTTTTTAAGGTATTATACGTTATCATCTGACTAACTTTATTTTCACCATACATATTTTTAATATGTTCGATAACCAATTCTCTTTTTTCTATTGGTACATCTACATCAATATCAGGCATACTAATTCTACCACCAACATTCCTTCCTGCGTTATAGAATCTTTCAAAGATAAGATCATATTTTATAGGATCGATAGTGGTAATTCCCAACAAATAAGATACTAAGGCCCCAGCAGCACTTCCTCTGCCTGGACCCGGAAGCCATTTATTATCTTTAATAAAGTCTACTATGTCTTTTACTATCAAAAAATACCCAGATAAATTTGCGGACATTAATACGTTTAATTCGTAATCTAGTCTATCTTTGTAGGTTTCTGATAGATTGTTTTCTAAAATTTTTTGATACGTAATTTTTTTCAAATACTCCGCTTCTGTATAATCCCCTGGACATTTAAATGGAGGAAGTCTTGGTTCATCCAAGATATTAAAATTTTCACACATTTGATTTATTAGGTGAGTATTGCCCAATTCCTCTTCTGTATGAAGCAGACTCATTTCTTCGTTAGACAAAATGTAAAAATTGTCTGATTTAAAAAATGTTTTTAATCCAAAGTCCTCGTTGGCTAGCAATTTTTTAGTTACATTTGGTATAGTTGTTTTGAGATTATTGCATAATAATATTCTTTGATCTACGGCATCCGTTTTATTGGCATAGTGAGCATCTATGGATGCGACTAAATTAATATCCAACAATGATTTATTTTCTCTATAAAAATTAGTTAATAGCTTTTGAGAATCACAATTTTCTCTATCCATCAATTGAGCTTCGATAAAAACATTATTTTTACCAAACATTTCTTTTAAGATATCTATTTTGGACTTGGCTATAGTAACAGCATCACTGTTAAGTTTATCTTGACACAATATATCATTTGATACTACAGAACCGGGGTGTCCTGTCATGCATATAAAATTTTCTAAACTATACTCGGATAATTCAGATAAAGATATTCTGGGCTTATGATAAAAATATTCTTTGCTATTGGATTTAGATACGATCTTTATAAGCTCTCTCCAAGCTTTTATATTTTTGCACAAAATGAGCATATGAGATAACTTTGAATTATCTTTGGATTGTATCTTTGCAGATTCTTTACAGATGTATAATTCTATTCCCAGAATAGGCTTGATGCCTTCTTTAGACATTTTTTGATAAAATTGAACATTTCCACTAATTGTTCCATGATCGGTTATTGCACAGGATTCGATGTTTAGATCACAACATCTTTTTGCTATTTGTTCGGGTTTCGATAATCCGTCCAAAAGGCTATAGTGAGTGTGAACATGTAAAGGTATATATGAATTCATTCTATTGAGCCTGGAGCTTTGTATTTTCCAACATTGTAGCCCGGAGCTGTGTATTTGTCAATGACTGCATTTAAGCCATGAAGCTCCGTATCGTGTTTAATTTGTTCACATTTGGTCATATGTGAATTTTTAGGCGTCACTTGATTGTCTCTATATTCTATAAGCGGCTCATCAAATGATGTTTTACCAAAATGACAAAGTTTGTTGCATTTCCAGCTTCTATTTAATTTTGGTTTTTTGCATCTTTTAATTTCTTCAAATTTTTTCCTTATCATGTTTTCCGTTTCTGGAAGCTGACTTCTATCGTAATTCATACTAAATATACCGCCATCATTGATGAAATATATACTTACTATTATGTGATCTATATCAGGATATAGCATACTAGCAGCATAATGATACATTCTTAATTGAGGATCTTTTTCTAGTTTAGAAAAAGTTTTCTCTTGTCCAGTTGCCCAATCGAGCCTTCTGCCAGTTTTGTAATCTATTATTTCTAAAGTTGAATCATTTGCCTTGGCTATAAGGTCAATAGTGCCTTTTATGGCCAAATTCCCCTCCAAATCATTATATTTATAATACGCCCAAGGTTTTGTGATTTCTATATCAAAGTGTTGTTCCGGTTTAACAATATTTTGCGTTCGTGGATCAAAGATACCATTATGGTCTGTGAGGGCTCTGTAGACCCAAGAAACGCAGTCTTTTAAGTCTTTATCCGACCAATCATGGTTTTTAAACCGACTGCTGTAATAATGGTAAATAGTATGAATTATGCTATCAAGATCATAATTATTGATATCTATATTTGGTATGATTTCATCATCGTAGTTATTTTTTTTATTTTGTTGACAGAGTTTAATACCGGCCAAAATTTCTAAAACTTTATGAACTATTGTACCTTTATCGGCCTTTTTATTAGATGGACTACGATGGCCTAATACGTATTCTATGAAATATTGTTGTTCGCACATACAATGTGTTCCATAAGAACTACTGCGTAAATATGTAATAATTATGATAGCACCTTTTTATTTTTTAAAAAGTTAAGTATAACCTGATTTTGTTCTGGGATAGAAAGATTTTCGTTATAGATTACAAGATCGAAATTTTGTGAATCATAATTAGATTCATCTAAAGCAGTTTCGCTTTCATGATCAGAATTGTATGGATTTCTTGTTAATTTTATTACCAGACCGCCAACCGCTTTTACTGCCTCAACTTCATTAGGGAATCTACAATCTGCGATTATGGCAATTTTGGGTTTTTCTTTTTGTATTTTATTTATAGTAGCACTAGACCATACGTTATGTTTCATTTTGCGAAAGATATTTGTGCCAACAAACTGCATAACTTCTCTTGCGGTCATTTGTTTTCCATCATCCCAATAACAATCCACTAATTCGTTTTTTTGATCATCGGAACCATAACACTGGTCGTGCGTTAAGCCTAATACTTCGATGCATATGTTTTCTTTTAGGGGATCTGCAAAATTATATATTTTGGCTTTATTAAAACCTTCTATTTTTCCGTTAAAATATTTAACTACAAATTCTGAACATGTAGTTTTACCAGACTGTTTTCTTCCTGCAAACGCTACAATTTTAGTCATAAATGTTTTCCTTGATATAATTTTTAATTTGTGTTTGTATTTCTTCTGGGGTCATATCCCCCACATCATTTTTAGTTATTTCGGGACAAAATATTCTATAGGTTTGGGAAAACTTTTTTATGATTTGTTTTTTAGCAGAAGCTCCTGCCGCATCATTATCGGTCAAAATCACAATATTCATAGCCCCCGACATGTCTAATAAAAATTTTTGTTTTTGCCCAATGCTAGAACCAAATATAGCGACAGAGTTGTGTATAGAATTTTCTTCTAATCTCCAAACATTGCCGGGGCTTTCTACTATTATAACAGTTTTGGTATTCTTTATATGATCTTTTGCAAACCATAGGTTGTATAAGGTTTCTTCGGCCTTAAAGCCTTTATTATGTCTCCACTTAGAATATGAGAAAAGATATTTATCTGGACATTTTTTAGACTGGTCATGGAAATATCCGCAATTGTCACATTTTTCGAATATGCTTCTACCTGTACATCCAATCATGTACTTATAATCAACATCATATATCGGCACTACCACTCTTTGATACATAGGTTTGCCATAGCTATTACAAAATCCTACATCATATTTATCTAATATGTTTTCGGAATAACCTCGATTCAAATAATATTTTGCTGGAATTTGTAAAGAATTTCTAATGGTTTTTCTAGTTATGAATTGATTGTTAAATAATGGTTTGTTATTTATGGTTTTTATATTTTTAACAAATTTTTGTTTTTCATTATTTTTAATTTTAGGTATTTTTGTTAAATCAAGTTTTAGAAAATTTTCAATAAATTTTAAAGCCTCTTTAAACGATATTAGCTTATCGCCATCCTGTTGCCAATTATGTTTTCTGTGGGATAAAATACCTCTAATAAAACCTATAATAGAGGGCATAAATATTTTTTCGCACTGATGGGAACGACATTTCCAATTACCTCTATAAACTTCTCCATAAGGATATATATTCAATGCTGTTGTATTGTCTCCTCCATGCACGGGACATGCAGAAATAAACATCTTATCTGTTTGACGATATTCGATGTCAAAATAGTCCAGCAATTCATCTATACGATCAGATAATTGATCGCTGATGTTTTTCAGTTGTTCTTGATCAAGCGAATGGGATTGCTTGGTTTTGTTGTTCATTGTCAATAATGAATCCATCATCAGAGCCATCGTTAGAGTTTGAATTTAAGAGTTCTATCCTAGTTTTACCTTCTGTAATTTTAGCACACCAACCTTTCATATTACAATTTATATAATCGTTATCGTCTAAACCACCTCCGTGTCTACTAATAACAGGAACCAGTTTACGATTGCCATTTTTAGCACCATCTTCGGCTATTTCTTCATCTGTTTTGCGTTTGAAGATTGTAAAATTACTACATAACCAAATGATTCTATCAGAACCAGAAGCTGTATCTGTAGTTTCTTTAGTTATACCATCTCTATTTAGTTGTACAAATGCAACTATTGGAACTTTATACTTTGTACAAAAATTGTGTAACGCAGTCATCATAAAACCAAGAACTTGGTATTCTTTAAGGTCTTGTGAAATACCCTGAGAATCCATAAGTTTTAAATAGTCATAAAATATAACACAGTCTTTTATTGAACCATCTTCATTGGTTCCTACAACTTTGGAAACCCATCTTCTCATTAATGAGAGCTGCTCGTCAAAACTCTTACCCGCTATAGATTTATAATAAATAGGCACATCAGAAAGTTCTTTAATAGCTTCCTGTATTTTTTGACGCTTAGAGGAAGTGTTAGAAAATTTACCAGTCTCAATATCGTTTATATCTATTTCTGTCATCATGGCCAAAAGTCTGTTGAGATGATCTTCGTGCGTCATTTCTGTGTCTAGATTAAGTACAGGTATACCCTGTTTTGCAATATGCAAACCCATATTATCTACTAACAAAGTTTTACCCGTTTTAGGTCTAGCGGCAATCACATTTACTGTGCTTTTTCTTAAACCTCCACCTATAGATTTATCATAAACAGGAAAGCCTGTAGATATACCGATTTGATCTATAGGATTCTGTATCAGATTCTCTATATAGTCTTCTAAGTCCTTGCTAATTAATATAGGATTATTATCGTTATCATTAAGTTTATTTGTAAAATCAAATACAGTGTCTTCTGCAACATTCAATATCTGTGATATACTTTCCGTTCCATCAATATCTAATAAATTTTCTTTTGCTGTATCTAATTGTTTGTATAGAGATCGAGCTATCGATAATTTTTTAATTTTTGCAGAAAACTTGGCTATATTATTTTGACTTGTATTAAAATGCAAAATAGCTTTTAAATGCTCTATCTCTTCATCTCGCGATAGTATCTGATATAAATTTAATTCTTGAGATGATGACAATATTGATGGTAAATCAATTTGCTTAACATCATGTTGGTCAAATAAATTTTTTAGACACTTGTAGATGATTATATTGCTATCGACAGTAAAACAAGACTCATCCAGAAGCTCTTCCACATCGACATATAAATCTTGTCCAAATTGAATCAATCCAGACAGAACTGCTCTTTCGGCGGATACATCAGTTAACGACATAGTTTATATTAGCCTGAGGATGTTGAGCATTTGTTACATTTATATCTATCTCTAGACTCCGGTAAAATTTTAGCATTTATGGTATCTTCTTTACCACAAACTCTGCATTTAACTTTTATCAAAGACACCGACCTATTTCTGGGAGTAGGAGCATATTGTGCAAGTTTTTTATCTATAGTTGTATCTGACTTATGCATATTCATTTCTGGCATTTCTAAAAACTTATTTTGATGCTCTTCATACGATCTACCCCTTTTTTCTTTGAGTGTTTTGGTATGACTTTTGTTTTTGGAGTTTTTTGTTTTGGGTTTTTCTATTTTTGCATCTACACTTTCATCGTGTATTTGTTCTTCATTTTCTACCACCAGCTTTTGCAAAATACCTATCAAAGCTTTTACATCGTTTTTATCAAGTTCCATGTTTCACCTTATTTTTTTGTATATTCATCAGTATATTGGATAAGTTATTTAGAGAATTAGCTATATAAGATAATCTATTAATTCTTTGTTGCGCATATTTTTTAATTTTATTCAACGAATATGCTTTTTCATTATGCTTTATAGCTTGGATAGATTTTTCAACAAAGCCATAACCTTTATAAGAATTCAGCTCATCTGCAATTACGGTTTTTATTGTTTCGTCAGCCCAATTAAATCTTGCTTGTTCTCTATTAATAGTTCTTTGAGTATGAAAACTAAATTGTGCTAATCTATAAGCTATTTGACCACAATCCTCTGGAGTTAATTTTTCTATTTCATCTCTACTCATGGTTAAGTATGAATTTAACTCAGATTCCGCCATAATTCCAGGATTATATTGTGGTAAACCCATGGATGTTTCATATTCATCTAATATGGTATCCCAATAAGATACTTCTTCTTTAGAATTCATAGTTTTTGTATTCTTTGTTTCCATTGTTCCAAATTTTCGTTGTATGGTAATTCTATATATTCTAGATTGTTATTTTCGCACCAATTCTTTTTTTCTAAATCTCTTTTTTTATGTCTCATAAATCCCAAAGCATTAGAATGATAATGGGCTACAAACTTATAATGTTGCTCTCCGTGAACTTCTATAGCCTTTTTTAATAAAGGTATGTAAAAGTCCAAATACAGTGTTTCTGTTCTTCTAAGAGGAATAGGCACTTCTTGTAAAACGGGTATTGTGGGATATAGGGTTTTTAATAATGCTAGTGTTGATTTATGTAATGAAGACTGTTTTTTTCGATTATTATTTATATGCCCCAATATATTCCATTTTACTCGATTACCATCTAAATCAATTACAAATGTCATTTGAGTCCCATTGTATTTTTAATTTGATCATACAAAGAATCATAGGCATCTTTGTTGTCTACCAAATATTGCCTAACCTTTTCTAGGCCTTGTAATTTTTGTTTATCTTTTTCTTCAAGAAATGATAGTGTATACCAAGATCCTGCTTTGGTTATTAGGCCCATGTCTGAGGCCAAAGTGGCTAATTCCATAGCCTTATCTATTCCTTGTCCATATCGTATATAACTTGTTATAGTTCCTCCAGGAGGACCAATAGCTGAACATTGAGTTATCCATTCAATTTCTTGTCCTATTTGAGTTTCATTATTTTGTGTGCCTACCATCCAGGGTTTATGGAATTTGGCTCTTAGCTTAACATCTGTTTGATATGCTACGGCCTGTCCAGATTTTTCTTTCCACTCTACATTGCCATATCCAGGGTTACCCATCAAATGAGTGATACCTATTACTATGGTCCTATTAACAGGTATAACGTTTGCTACTTTTCTACAAAATTTAGCTAAAAGTTTAGCCCCATCTGCTCTTTGCATTTTATCCATATCCGACGTTATCTCTGCTTCAGTACATAGTGCAGAGTACGAGTCTATTATTAAAACACACTCAGGCTCTTCATTAATAATTCTTTCAGCAATTTGTAAATATTCTTCGGCATGCAGAATTTTTCCTGTTTGAGATCCTATGATATGAAATCTATCTAAATCTAAACCAGATATTCCTTCTAGGTCTCGTTTTTTCAATCTACCTTCTATATTTAGGTAGTACACTGTTCTCGGACCCTTTTCGCCATTATACTCCGGTTTTTGTGCAGTTGCGGCGAAGTCTAAGCTCGTAGTTGTTTTACCACACTTTGGCTGACCTGTAAGAATAACAAAACTTCCTTCTGGTATTCCTCCTCCTAGGATAATGTCCAAAGCCGGACTAACAGGTATAGTTTTTAAATCTTTATCTATTAAGGCTTTGCCGTCTATAATTATGTTATCGCCAAAATTTTTTGTTACAGAATCCTTAATCGCCATTATCTATTTCCTCTAATTTTGATAATATATTTTTTTTTGCTTTGTTTTGCTTTGTCTTTGGTTTGTCAATTCTATCAATCTTTATAGATTTTTTATGAGTTTCCGACAACTTAGCGACCTCTTGTGTTATTATATCTATCAGGTGAGGCGCTCGCAAAGAATAAATTTTTTGTCCTTTTGGGGTTTTGAGCGCTCTAATGATGGGTATAATGTCGTATTTTTTCAAGAGTTTATTGGCTGAAGCTATTTGATTGCGAAAAAATTTCTCCCATTTGGGACTTTGCCAAAATTTAAAATGCAAATCTTCTTTGTTAATTTTTGCTTTATTTTCGCATATCAATTCTGTCAGATATTGAGCTGCAGAAACATCCTTACCATTAGAATATTTGGAAGGATACTTATTATTTGCCATCTTGATTTGGTCTAAAAATATGTTTTTGGTTTCTGTTTGTTTGAGGATCTACATTTTTTTTAACGGTGTCATTCATCATAGAGGCTTCTTGTGTCATAATCATAACATGGTTACTTTTTTTTGCCGAAGTTTGATTAATCATTAAGTTTTTGCTTACGATTTTCTTTGCGGCAGATTTGGAAGCTGTTTTGATAGGATCAGATTTTTTTGTATTTTTACTAGATTGATTTTTTTCTATTGTAGATATAACCTGTTTTGTTGTAATCTTTAATTCTGACGCAATAGTATCTTGATCTTTTCCAATATGGTTTAACCAATTTATTGCATATATTTGGGTTTTATTAAGTCTAGCCATTATTCAGCCTCTCTTTCAGCATTATGTAACCATGACAAATTTTTTGTTCTTAAAAAGTTAAGATATAGATTAAATACTTTTAGATTTACAGCCTTGAATTTAAAGTCTTTACAAGTCTTATCCAAAAATTTGCTACCGATTTCATCCTTACCGTACATACTCATAGGATTGTATATTTTTTTAGAAGCATTAGTTTTAACAAAAAGTCTGTGTGAGCCATCACTTTTTATTATTTTTTTAGCGAAGGTTCTCTCGTCATCCTTTTCCAATCTGGGGTTATTTTGAGAATCTAAAAAGTCATAATCATCTATAAAGCCGTAGTATGCATTTTCAATCAATTTGGGTTCTTCTTCATTGACCACTTTTTGTTGAAATATACAATCGCTTATATCTTGTCTCATATCATCTCCATTTTATTTTTTTAGGTTTATTTATGCGTTTCATGCCTTTTGGTAGAGGTTTTTCTGGCACCGTTTCTTTATAAGAATTATGTTTTCTGTATAGATCATTTTTTTGATCTTCGCTCATAGTTTCTGAATTTCTATGAGCCAAATGACCCAATGTTTTAATTTCCGATTTAGCCAACTTTACAGAAGCATTTATAGTGGTCATGTCTTCTCCATAATCTCGAATAGTATATTCGGATTCACAGATTGAACATTTTACGTTTTCGTTATAGTCCCTAATAGAGCATACAACACTAAATTTATTTTTACAGTCGTTGCAAATGTAAGAATATTCAGGCATAATCAAAGTAAGATTGTGGTAAGTATATTTGCCATTCTGTAGGTATGCTATACTCTATATTAGATAGTTTGTGTGCTATCGGCAAGTATTTGTTAGTTTTTTCCGGCCTAAAAGGCAGTTTAGATAAATTCATATTTGCTTGTTTAGGAGTTTTGTTACCCTTTTTCCTATTGCATACAGAACAACACGTGACTATATTTGTCCAATTAGTTGGAGAACCTAAAGAATAATCCCAGGTAGATTTAGGTATCACATGATCATAAGTTAAATCTTTGGGCAAAAATTGCTTGTTACAATATTGACAAGTAAACTTATCTCTTATAAAAATATTTTTTCGAGAAAACACCACTCCATATTTCAGATATTTAAAATAATGTTTAGTCTTGGCAACGGCTGGTATAGGATGTTTTTTATTATTAACACATTGTATGTAATCATGTTTATAAAAATCTATTATTTCTATACCATAGTTATTATTATTTTCATATTTTATTTTCCAATATATGGCTTTTTTCCAATCTATAATAGATATTGGAGAATAATCCGCATTCAATAAAAGACATTTTTTATGATCAGACCGCATTTTCCAGTGTTTCTAACTTAGCAAGAATTTTACCTATAATAGGATTTCTAATTATGTCATCATTTAACAATTTCGATATTCCTATGTCTGGAACATCATGCAATATTTTGATGAGATTCATAAAGCCACCCTGCATATTTTTATATAGATCTGATTGGCCCGTATCTCCTGTTAAAACCATTTTACTGTCATGACCTATTCGAGTCAATAGCATTTTTAACTGATCATATGAAGCGTTTTGGCATTCGTCAGCCACTACAAAGGCGTTATGAAAGTTTCTACCTCTCATTAAACCAAGAGGTACTACTTCTATTTTATGTTGGGTTTTTAATGCCCCATATTGGCTCATTGGTATAAAGTAAGCAATTTCATCTAATATAGGCAGTAAATACGGATGCAACTTTTCTTCTGCTGTTCCGGGTAAAAAGCCTAACTTTTCTCCAGATTCTACTACCGGCCTAGTTATAATTATTTTTTCAACTTTATCTTCTAGCAAATATTCTAAAGCTATGCCTATCGCGATATGGGTTTTTCCACTACCAGCAACACCTTGACAAAAAGTTATAGTGTTTTCAACTATTGTGCGTATAAAATTATGTTGGTTTGGAGTTCTGGGTTTTAATCGATTCTTATATACAGGATGATGTGATAATGGATTTGTAGCATCTATAACCTTCTTTTTTTTATTTTTTCTCAAAATTTACACCTTTCGAAATAAAGTTAAATTAGACATGCTCCACCCGCACAACTAACTTCCTCTATTCCAGCAGTGTTATCCTCTGTTTCTACTAGTTGTGTATAATCAACTTTTTGATAGCTGTTGAATAAATCACAATAAATTTTCCAATTATAAACGTCTTTCATGCAATATGTTAGACGTTTGATATCTCCATCAAAATATTTACCAGCGAAATTTTTCATTTTCGTGATAAACTTAAGCTTGGATTCATCGTCTTCTGGTTTTGCTTGATCAAAAGTAACATAGTCACAAGCTGCCCATAAATTTTTATCAAAAACATTTAATGCTAATTCTATTAATCCAGAACACCACAAAGCAGCATCGCCATATTCTTTGACAATCTCTCTACTTGTATAAACTGTAGTAAATGGCGCTTGTGGATAATCTTTGTCTCCGCTTTGCGGAATCAAACTAATACCAGCAAAATATTTACGATTATCATAAATATATTTGGTAACAGCATCCCATTCATCTGGTTTAACCGTAACAGTGTTGCTGACATTATGACTTAAATAGTCTTGAGTACATAAATTTTTATTTTTTCCAGCATTTACCCAATTTTTTTGAGCATCTTTAACTACCTCCAACATATCGACCGCTGGCAACTGATTTTTGGTTTTTGCACCATCTGGTACTTCAATTGGAAATTTGATAACTTCATCTGTATTATTTGCTGACCAACTAGATTTTTCACATGCCTGCGGGTTATAATTTCTGAAGTGTTGATATGGTGCTTCTAAAATATTGGCTTGTACATGTCTTATATATCGTTTGGCGTGATGTGGGTGAATGCCAGAGCTAGTACCTAGCATACTACTACTTGTACCTTCTGGTTTTAAGCATGTTACCCTGGCAGCTTGATTTATTCCTATCTTTTTTGATAATTGTTTGTTAGTATCCACAGCAATTTTAGCGCCAGCTTTCAATACTTTTTCCGATAGAACTAGGTCATGTTTTTCCATAATACCCGTTAAAGAAACACCAAGCAGAGCCTCTCTAGCAAAAATTTTGCAACTAATTTCCCCAAGATAATCTAACTTAGTAAAACCAGCTTGTAAAGTACCTATAATAGCTGCGGCTTTACATCTTTCATAAAAATCATTCTCATTTTCTATTGAAGAACAATTAATGGTAGAAAGATTACAACCCTGCCAGCCGCTCTCATTTGTTTCTTCATCAACAGGCCACATGCCCACTTCCACGCAAGGATTGAAAGTCATTTCTGTTGAATCGCTCCAAATAAATCCAGGTTCTCCAAATTCTTTCACACTTTCCATTAATTTTTCGAATTGCTCTAAAGTGGTTTCATTTTTTAGAAGCAATGCGGAATTGTTGCTTCTCGCCCTTTGCGGATTATCTATGTACCAGTTACCTGTTTTAGCCTTAGCCATTTCTTCATCATCAGCACTAAATAATGCTAAACTAGCAGACCTTCTAACCCCACCGCTTAATACCGCATCACTGCTATGCATAACAATATCATAAGCGTCAATTGGGCATAATTTTTTTTGTCCATTAGCAACACAACGATCTAATAGCGCTCTAATTTTTTCTAAGCCTTTAGCAAGAGGTTCATATCCTGGGGCTTTTCCAATACCAGAACTTAATTCAGAACCTTGGGGTCGAATTTCAGAATAATCAAATATAACATATTGATCTTGATATGTTTTAAACCTCGCTTCTGCTGGTTTAACAAAGTATGAACTTAATAAAACACCTAAAGCATCAGCCCAGCCTTCGATACTATCTTCAATCACATACTTTACGCCCTTATCTTTATCTTTTGCCTTTTGAGATAAATTAGGCAATTTAGCTACGTGATGTTTTTGTACACTAAACCCTGTGCCACTGCCGCACAATAATAACCAAAAACATTCTTGAAAAAATCTTAGTCTATCACAATAAGAGCTTGTGCAGTTATAAATTTTTGCATGTCTTTTAAGAATAGGCTCTCCACCAAACTGCAGGCCTCTTTGACTGCCAAGAACTTTTTTCTTGTACATCATATCATACGCCCAATCGATATCTTCTGAGATATTTTGGTCAGCATACATGGTATGCATCATATTTTTAACGCGTTCAACGGCTTCTTTCCATGTTTCTCTTCTATTTTTATTTTCTAACCATCTTGCATACTTACTAACAAATGTATAATTTTGAAGCTCTTGAAGCGCTGACATATTATCCCCTATTGATAAGAGTTAAAAGGCCTAATATAACTAAGGCCTGGAAAGAAATTTGTTGCATGATGTCATTTTTAATTAAAAAATTGATCATATATATAATTAACATTATGTAAAATAGTTTGTTGTATATCATAATACACCGCACAAAATTTTCAACCAAGAAAAATCTACATCAACATATTTTATGTTAATGCCAGACATCGCTATAAATTGATCAAAAATCTTTTTTTGTTTGTCATCAAATAATAATGTTCCATGATTCTTGGCCATTATAACAGTTTTTATGCCTTCTTGCCATAAAGACATTATACAATTATTACAACATTGCCCTGTCACATACGCTATGCCATTTTCTGGTCGAATAACACAATTAGACAAAGCATTGCGTTCAGCGTGTATCATCCAGTCATACTTATCTGGTCTATTTGTGGGTAAAACATCGTCATCGAGCCCTCTAGGAAAACCATTATAACCTATCCCTAGCACACGATTATTTTCGTCTGTAATTACACAACCATGTTTTGTGTGTACGTCGTGACTTTTTTGAGAAATTACTTTAGCTAAGACTAAAAAGTATTGCTGCCATGGTATGTTCATACTTGTATTATACAACGTTGCAGCGATTTGTCAAACGTTATCTGTACAGATTTGTTTTACAAAACTAACAATTAGATCTTCAATATTTTTATTTTGTGTGTTTTTAGCCTTGGTAGTATGTCGCAAAAAATCTACAGAAGATCGTCTTAGTTCATTGAGTTGATCCACGGTGTGGATAACAGTTTTTTGTGGCATGACTTTGTACTTTATTAATTCTTTTTTAAGTTTTGTTTGTATTCTTGTTATTCCGTTTATGTTCTTTGATATAAAATTATTAATAAATGGTCTACTTAATGAGGGTTTGAAATCATTTTTTACTATAAAATAGGTTTTTAAGTAGTGTAACAACCTTATTCTTTGTTTCGTTGTTAAATTCAA